GGCGAACTGCCGTCTGGGCCGTGCTGGTTCGGGCTCGATCTCTCCAGCGTCAGCGACCTGACCGCGCTGGTCGGGGTGAGCCAGCGCGATGACGGCTGGGATGTTCACCCCACCTTCTGGCTTCCAGAGGATGGTCTCGCAGACAAGGCGCGAGCCGATCGCGTGCCGTGGGATGTGTGGCAGCAGCAGGGGTTCCTGCGCGCCACACCTGGTGCATCGATTCAGTACGACTATATCGCCGAGTACCTGCGCTGGCTGTTTGATAACTGCGACGTCCGCGGCGTGGCGTTCGACCGCTACAACATGCGCTTTCTGAAGCCATGCCTTGCGCGCGCCGGATTCTCTGACGAAGAGATGGACCGGTTCACCGACTTCGGCCAGGGATTCGTGAGCATGAGCCCAGCACTGCGCGAGCTGGAGACGCTGCTGCTGGCGCGCCAGCTGCGCCACGGGATGCACCCGATCCTGACGATGTGCGCGGCCAACGCCACCGTGCAGCGCGATCCGGCGGATAACCGCAAGTTCACCAAGACAAAAAGCACCGGCCGAATTGACGGCATGGTTGCTTTAGCGATGGCCGTGAGCGGGGCGACCGTTGACGAACAAACCAACTCCGACTTGTGCATGGTGATCTGATGTTCGGTCTGACGACACAGAAAGAGATGAATCGCCAGCTCGAGGCGCTGCGCGCTGAGTTTCAGAACGCTTCCGGCTGGCAGAGTGCCGATTCCGGACTGTGGGATGCGTTCGGCGTGATGCCGGTGTCGTCTGGTGAGTCGGTCACCCCGCTGACAGCGAAGCGCTCGTCCGCGGTCTATGCCTGCGTCAACCTGATCGCCGGCACGATCGCCAGCACCCCGCTGCCTGTCTACCAGCGTACGGCAGCTGGCCGGGAGCGTGTCGATCATCCGGTGTGGTGGATGCTGAACGAACAGCCGACGCCGGCCATGACGGCCGCCTCGTTTTGGGAGTTCATGATCGCCTCGATGCTGCTGAAAGGCGACGGCATCGCCGAGATTCAGCGCGTGTCCCGTGGCAGTACAGCCATCAAGGCCATCGTGCCGCTCGAGCGCGAAGAGGTGGTGATCTCGGAAGGTGTCGAAGGCCGCCTCGTTTACGCCTACCGGGAAGACGGCAAGACGCGCGGGATCCTGCAGGAGGACATCCTGCACTTCCCCGGCTACGGCTTTGATGGTCTGCAGGGTGAGTCGGTCATCAAGTACGCCGCTCGCCAGGCGGTGGGCACCGCGCTGGCAGCCGACAAGTTTTCCGGCGGCTTCTTCAGCCGCGGCGCCGCGCCAAGCGTGGCAATCGAATACCCCGCCGGCGTGGCACCCAAGCCCGAGCAGGCCGACTTCCTGCGAAAGCAGTTCGACGAGAAGTATTCCGGCGTTGATAACTCACACCGTCCGCTTGTCCTGGTCAACGGCGGCAAGGTCTCGCAGGTGTCACTGAACCCTGCAGACAGCCAGCTGCTGCAGACCCGCCAGTGGCAGGTGATCGACATCGCGCGCGCCTTCGGTGTGCCGCCAGTGCTGATCGGTGAAAGCGAGAAGACGTCGAGCTGGGGATCAGGCGTGGCCGAGATCCTGCGGGCGTTCCTGACGTTCACGCTGAACCCGCGCTTGGTGATGATTGAGCAAGAGCTGAACCGCAAGCTCTGGCCGACGCGTGAGCGGTACTTCATGGAATTCAACCGCGCCGGCTGGCTGGAAGGCGACAACGCCGCGCAGGCCGACTACTTCCAGCGCGCACTGGGTGGTCCCGGCGCTCAGGGCTGGATGACGATTAACGAGGTGCGACGCCTCAAAAACCTGCCACCGGTTGCCGGTGGTGACGAACTGATGAAGGCAGGAGCAGCCAATGCAACGCAGCCAGCTTGAGATTTGCAACATGACGACACCGCGAGAAAAGCTGGACGTCGTTGTCAACGCCGACATCGCCACGGTCTACCTCTACGACATGATCGGCGGATGGGATGGCGTGCAGGCCAAGGACTTCGTCCAGGCGCTGAACAGCATCGACGCGAAGCACATCAACCTGCGCATCAACTCGCCGGGTGGATCGGTCTTCGACGGCCGCGCTATGGCCACCGCCATCAAAGAGCATCCCGCCACCGTGACGGCCTACATCGACGGCCTCGCCGCCAGCGCCGCCAGTTGGATTGCCATTGCCGCCAACTCGGTGGTGATGGCTGAAGGCAGCTTCATGATGATCCACAACGCGCAGGCGGGTGTGATGGGCGACCGCCGCGACATGCTGTCGATGGCCGGCACGCTTGAGCAGTTGGACAACAGCTTCGTCACCGACTACGTCGCCAAGAGCGGCAAACCGGCAGCACAGATCGGCGACTGGATGAATGCAGAGACGTGGTTCTCCGCGCAGGACGCGGTGGATCAAGGCTTCGCCGATCGTGTCGAGACCGGCAAGCAGGCCAGCAACCGCTGGAACCTGACGGCCTACCGGAACGCACCGCAGGAACTGCTCGAGCCGAAGCCTGCAGTGCAGCCGGAACCTCAATCCGTTGTGAATCACGAACACGAGCACCGCGCTCGTCGTCTGGCGTTGCTGGAAAAGCTCGCCGCTTAAACCCAAAACACCACCGAAACAAAGGCGCCTCCGGGCGCCTTTTTTTTCGCCTCGAAATCGCAGCAACGGCGCTCGCCGCCTCGCTCGATACGGCCGCCATTTGGCGGCTTTTTTTTTACCACAGAGGAAAGCCACCATGGCATTTAACGTAAACGACCTGCGCGAGCGCCGCAAAGTAGTTGCCAGCCAAGCGCGCGAACTGCTCGACTCCACCGTGAGCAAAGACTGGTCCGCTGACAACCAGGTGTCCTACGACAACCTGACCAACGAGATCAGCGACATCGACCAGAAGATCTCGAACGTCCAGCGGCTCGCCGATCTGGATGCCGAGAAGGCCTTCGGCGTTGCCGAAGTGTCGGCCTCCGACGTCTCCGAGCGCGGCCTGTTCAACACCTGGGCGCGCAAGGGCGAGAAGGGCTTCACCTCCGAGCAGCTCGCGGCCTTCAGCAACACGATGAGCACGACGACCACGACCGAGGGCGGCTTCACCGTTCCGTCGCTGATCTCGTCAAACCTCATCGACAGCATGAAGGCGTTCGGCGCCATGCGCGCTGTGTCCACCGTGTTGGCCACCGCAGACGGCAAGCCGCTCAGCTTCCCGACTTCGGACGGCACGTCGGAAACCGGTGAGTGGATTGCGCAGAACGTCACCGCGACATCCGCGGATCCTGTGTTCGGCACGGTCAGCCTCAACGTGTTCAAGGCATCGTCCAAGATCGTGGCCGCTCCGATCGAGCTGCTGCAGGACGCTGTCGTGGACATCGAGGCGTTCATCATGGCCCGCCTGGCGCAGCGCCTCGGCCGTGTGACCAACACCGCGTTCACGGTCGGCACCGGCACCACCCAGCCCGACGGCGTGGTTCCCAAGGCCTCCAGCGGTAAGGTCGGCACCACCGGCCAGACGCTCACGATCATCTTCGAAGACATCATCGATCTGATCCACAGCGTTGACGCCGCCTATCGCACCAACCGCTGCATCTTCATGGCGCCCGACACGCTCGTGCGTGTGCTGCGCAAGCTGAAGGACGGCCAGAACCGTCCCCTCTGGACGCCCAACGACCTGCAGGGCATCCAGAACGCAGTGAATGGTGACCGCCACGGCGGCTACAACGACGCCGGCGCTGCGGTCCCCTACGACCTGCTGATGGGCTACCCGCTGTACATCAACAACGACATGGCCGCGCCTGCCGCGAACGCCAAGACGCTGCTGTTCGGTGACTTCAGCAAGTACGTGATCCGCGACGCCATGGACGTGCAGATGTTCCGCTTCACCGACTCGGCCTACGCCAAGCTCGGACAAGTGGGCTTCCTCGCGTGGATGCGCACTGGCGGCAACCTGCTCGACACCAGCGCTGTGAAGTTCTACCAGCACTCCGCAACTTGATGCGGCACCGCGCTCGCCATCTTCGGGTGGCGGGCGCACCTCTTTCCTCTTTCTGAGACGACACCATGGCTCGAAAGAAACCCGACGTGGCGGGCGCTGTGCGCGCGCGCGTCCTGACTGACTGCCAGCTCGGGAAGGCTGATTCGGTTGTTGACGTTCCGGCCGAACTGGTCGAGCAGTATGTGAGCATCAGCGTTATCGACACAGACCCCGACGCAGTGGCCTACGCCGAGAGCGTCGCATGAAGCTGGTCACCGTTACTGCGCCGACCGAAGAGCCCGTGAGCTTGGATGATGCGAAGGCCCAGGTGTCGATCATTGACGACACCAGCCACGACGCTCGACTGCTGCGGCTCATCAAGGCAGCGCGGCTGCAGGCGGAAGCTCACACCGGTATGCGAGCAATGACGCAGACCGTACGCCTCGAGCTCGACAGCTTCCCCGGCGTGACGCAAGTGCGGTCGTGGCAGTACGCCGTTGCTGGCTGGAACCAGCAGAGAGACGCCGAGATAGACCTCGGGGTGTATCCGGTGCAGTCGATCACCTCTATCCAGTACGACAACACCAATAACGTCCAGCAGACGCTGACCGCTGGCACAGACTTCTATGCAGATATCGCCGGCCTCGCGCCGCGGATTCTGCCGGTCGATTCATGGCCGGACACGAGAGACGGCAAGCCGGGTGCGGTGCGCATCACGATGGTGGTGGGTTACGCATCGGCCGATCTGGTGCCGGAAGACTTCAGCCAGGCAGTGCTGCTCCGCATGGCCGAACTGTTCGACCAGACCACCGAAAGCGTGCAGGGCATCAGCAACACCGCGGCCACGCTCGGATTTGAGCTACTGCTCGCGCCGCACCGCAGGATGGTGGTGTGATGCAGCTGCTGCGCGAGACGGTATCGGTTCAATCCAACACACCAACGCGCTCCGCTCGGGGTGCTGAGGTGGACGCTTGGACCACGGTTGCCACCGTACGCGCCGACGTGGCGCCACTCGAGGGGCGCGAGTTTTTTGCTGCACAGCAAATCAACTCCGAGATCACCTACACGGTGCGGATGCGCTGGATCTCGGGCGTCACCAGCGGGAGCCGTGTCGTGTGGGGCTCCGAGCTGCTCGAGGTTGTTGGG